TATCAGCAAAAATGGATCTGGCTATCAGTCAACACCCACAGTACGTGTAAAATCTATAAACGGGCGAGGTGCTGTTATACAAACAACAGTACAGGAATTTAATACACAATCCGAGGTAGTAGGAACAGTTGTTAAAGCTGGACAAGGTAAAGGAAGAGGTTACTGGTCTACAACTAGAGGTTTCTTAAACTCTGATAAGTATATTCAGGATAGCTATTTCTATCAAGATTTCTCATACCAGATCAAAGCTGCTTTAACGCTTGATAAATACAAAGATATATTGTATAATACATTCCATATAGCAGGAACAGAGTTATTTGGTGAATACCTACTCAAGTCTGTTAATAGCTCAAATGTTTCTATAGCTTATTCTAACACAACACCTACTATCAGTTAAAGGTAATTATGGGAAAAATTTTATCAGGTTATAAAAAAGCAGTAGTAGATGAGATTGTAGCTGGTATTAACAATAATACTTCATTCTATTATGCATTTGCATCTAATCCTGTACAATATCCAGGTCAAGTCCCTCAGGAAACAAATGATGATTATTCATCAAGATATCAGTTTGATTGGAATATGTTGTTTGGTAAAAAGCTAGCTAATACTGATATAGTTTATGTTTGCAACAACTATCAATGGACTTCAAATACTGTATATACAAGATACGATAATACATCTAATACTCTAGCTAACAGTCAGTATTATGTTATTACTCAACCAGATCTAGTTGGTGGTGATTATATAATCTATAAGTGCATTGATAACGCTAACGGCCAACCATCAACACAGAAACCTGATCAAGTTCAAGCACAATCATTTCAAAAGTCAGATAACTATATCTGGAGATATATTGGGTCTATATCTTCTGCTAACTACACAAAGTTTGCTACAACTCAATTTGCTCCAATATACAGTAATACTACAATTGTTTCAGGTGCTTACAATTATAGCGGTGTAGAAGTTGTAGTTATTGCAAATTCTGGTACAGGATATAATAGCTATAATGATGGTACTGTACAGTCTGTAGTTAATACTACTCTTATACAGATATCAGCTAATGCTTCATTGGATAATGACTTTTATAAGAACAACGGTGTGTACCTGTATAATAATACATCAGCTACTGCACAGCTTCTTATAGTTGATAACTATGTATCTAATTTGACAGGTAATTGGGTAAAATTTTCAACACCTGCTAATACTACCAATATTACCCCTGGTGTTACACAGTATAAAATATCTCCACAGATTAAATTTGATTCTGATGGTGATTCTTCCCCTAAAGCTTATTCTATTATCAATACACAAACAAATGCTATTAGTAACGTTGTTATTATTGATACAGGTTATGGTATAACAAGAGCTACTGCACAGATAGTATCAAATACAGCATATGGTACAGGAGCTAATCTATATTGTATATGTCCACCTCCAGGGGGGCATGGATCAGATCCAGCTAATGAGCTAGGTGTTAATGGTCTAGCTATATCATTTAAGTTTACTGGTACTGAATCAAATAACATACCTGGTAATGTTCCTTACAATAAGATTGGTATTATACGTAATCCTTATAGTCTTAATGCAAATAACACAAAAGGTTCATTATATACATCCAATACATTCTCACAGGTATTAAAGGCAACTATATCCCCATCTGCAACATTTACTGTAGGTGAAACAGTAACAGGTAATACATCAGGTGCAAAAGGTATAGTATGTTTCTCTAATTCATCGACATTATATCTTTCAGGTGATAAAGATTTTGTAAATAATGAGTATATTATTTCAGCTAACGGTGTTCTACAAACACAGATAACAATATCAACATTAGGTAATTTGTACACAAAAGAGATTAATCCTTTTTATGTTCAAAATACTGATAATATAACTAGATCAAACACACAGAATGAAGCTTTTAAGATTATAATTGAAATTTGAGGTTAGTATGAAGGAAACTGTTGTTATTGATGATGTAGTATCGAAAGAACTACAGACTAAATTGTATGAGCTAGTTATGGGAGGACAATGGCGATTTGTGAATGATATGAGTTACAATAGCAGCTCTAATCCTTCATACGGATTCAATCAGACATTCAAGCACCCTAAGTATGGTATAATGTCTTCACTATACGAGCAAGTATGTGTCCCTATTGTTAATAGTGTTACTGAAAAGCTAAATCTTTCTATTAGTGATATTTATTTTACTAGATCATTCCTACAGCTTCCTCTACAGGATAAATACATTAAAGTAAATAACGGTATACATGTTGATTTACCTATAGATCATTATGCTTGTGTATACTACTGTAATGACTCTGATGGTGATACTATAATATATGAGCAGAATACTGATACTACTCCTATGGGGTCTAATAATATTGAGTTAATAGAACACAAGAGAGTTAGTCCAAAGATGGGTAGAATGGTTTTATTTGATGGTAAGAGATATCATTGTTCATCACAACCCAGAGATAATTTACGTTGTATAATTAATTTTAATTTAATATAGGAAAAAGATGCCACAAGTTACAGATCTGAATATTTCACCTTATTTTGATGATTTCAATGAGGATAAGAATTTCCATAGAATTCTATTCAGACCTTCTACAGCTGTACAAGCTAGAGAGTTAACACAGCTTCAGTCTATATTACAAAATCAGATTGAAAGATTTGGTAACTGGGCATTTAAGAACGGTGATATTGTATCTGGTTGTGCTATACAAGATTTACCCGTTGTTCCATTCGTACGTCTAGCTGACTTTCAGGTTAATGGTGCAGCGTATTCAGCAAGCGATCTAGTTAATACTCAGGTTGTATCTGCACAATCTAATCTTCTAGCTCGTGTTATTATAGCTAACACAGGGTTAACTACTAACTACCCAGACACTAATATCGTATATCTTCAGTATCTTAATACTGGTAATAACAGTGCTACTACATTTGCTAACACTGATCAGCTAACATTCTATAAGATCCCTAGAACAGGTAATAATACAGCTGATACTGTAGCTGTAGTAAATGCTTATGTTAACTCTACTGCTAATACTTTCACAGTTGGTAATTCTCACTGTATATCTGTATCAGAAGGTATAGTTTTCTTATCTGGTTCATTTGTCAAAGTTCAAACACCTACCTTTGGCGTAGTTAATGCTTATGGCACATATGCTGCCAATAACGTAGTAGGTTTCCAGGCAGCAGAATCTATTATTACAGAAAATCAAGATAGCTCTCTTAATGATAATGCTCTTGGTTATGATAACGAAAATGCACCAGGTGCTCATAGACTTAAGATTATTCCCTCCCTCATATCACTTGATCCTGTTACAGCTGCTAATACATCTGGTTTTAATCCAATTGTATCATATAACTATGGTGCACTAGTTTCAAAAGCAACAGTAGGTTCAAATGTATACTCTATCGTAGGAGATGTTCTAGCCCAGAGAACTTACGAAGAATCAGGTAACTACGTTGTTAATCCTTTCGTTGTAGATTCTGTTACCGAGGTAGCAGCTAACTCTATCGTACAGGCTCTAGATGCTAATAGTGTTCTTGGAAGAGTTAACCCTGGTGTAGGTTATGCACAAGGTAAGAGAGTAGAGATTCTCAAAACCTCTTATATCAATATGAGAAGAGGTACTGATACTGTTGTTAATAAGCAACAGCAAATAACATTTAACTATGGTGGATATCTACTACTAAATGAAGTAGCTGGTTCATTTGATTTCAATAAAGTAGAAACAGTACAGTTATACGATACGGTTCAGAAAACAGTTACTAACAGAACTTTCAGTTCTCTTACACCATCTGGTAATAATATCGGTACAGCGTCATTAAGATGTTTTGCTTATAATTCTGGGACACCAGGTACCAATACAGCACTTTACACTCTCCATATCTTTAATATTAATCTTGCTAACGGCTACAATACAGGTAAAATTAAGTCTGTATACTACAATGGTACAAATAAAGGTGTTGGAGACGTAGTATCTACTGGTACAGTTAGCTCAACTCTTAAAGACCAGTTATACTCATTTGGTATTACTGGTATTAAAACACTAAGAGATGGGTCTAATAATAACAACTCAGAGTATACATATAAAACAAAGTCAACAGTATCAATGGCTACAAATGGTCAGTTTACTGTTACTCTACCTGCTTCTGCTACTGGTGGCATCGATATTTTACCATATGGTGTCGGCCAGCTTACTGATTCTGAAGCGGGTTCATTTAATCTTTCACTTAATGCTAATGCTCAATCAAATGCTCTGTCTGGAACAGTATCTGTATATTCTGTAAATACATATGTTTTAGGTTCATCATCCACATTCTTATCTGATTATAATATTGGTCAGATGATCAAAGTTGGATCTGATATCAGAACTATTACATCTATATCTAATAATACTGTTCTAAACGTGGATAGTGCATTTAGCTCCAATGCATCTGCACAATCATATTACAATGTATATTTAAAGGGGCAGCTAGTACCTATTGTATATAACGTAGGTTATGGCCATCCTGGTTATGTAAGTGTTACTAATACTACATCATTTACAGTACAATCAGGACTTAGACCTTCTGGTTCAGTATCATGTGATATGGTATATGATGTCTTAAGAACACAGGTAATACCTGCTAAGAAAGTAATTAACAAAAATTGTTATGTTAAAATTAGTACATCTAATAACAGTGCTGGCCCTGCAGGGCCATGGTGCTTAGGTTTCTCAGATGTTCATAAGATTAGCAAAGTGTATGGGTCATCAAATGGAACATATACAACAGCTGGTGTAGATATTACTAATCAGTTCGTGTTTGGTACTGGGCAGAGAGATACACATTACGATCTAGCTTATCTATATCCTAAATCATCATATTCTCAATCAACAAATCCATATCTTCTAGTTCAGCTTGATTATTTTACTACTAACACAGCTGCTGGATTAGGTTTCTATACTGTTGAATCATATCCAATAGATGATGCTAATACAGCTAATACTTCTGCTATTACAACAAGCGAGATACCTCTATATATTGATGAAGCTGGATTTAAGACACCTCTAAGAGATTATGTTGACTTCAGAGTACCATCAACATCTACTGCTAATAATACTGGTGCTGTAGATACTTCAAATGCTACTCAGGTAACAACTGCTATAACTTATGCTTCTGTTAATCCATCAGCTACAGTATCATTTAACGTACCTGTCACTGGATTAAACATACCATCTTACGGTAAAAATTTCCAAGCAGATTATACTGCTTACTTACCTAGAAAGGATCTAGTTTATATTACACCTGATAACGTTATTAAGGTAAAAGAGGGTGTACCTTCAACAAGTCCACAGACACCTCTATTCCCTGATAATGCTATGGCAGTAGCAGTTATCAATGTACCACCTTATCCTTCATTATCATCAGATCAGGTTGATCAGCTTAAAGCTTTAAACAACCTATCTAAGAATCTTGTTAGAGATACATCTTTATCAATCTCTTCTGATATCGTTACAAACAGAAGATATACAATGAGAGATATTGGTAAGCTTGACAAAAGGATAACCAATCTTGAATATTATACTCAGCTATCTCTTCTAGAAAAGAAAGCAGCTGATATGACTATTACAGATCAAAATGGTCTTAATAGATTTAAGAACGGTATCTTCGTAGACCCATTCTCTGACTTTACACAAAGTGAAGTATCAAACCCTGAATATTCAATAGCTATTGATTCTTCTAAAGGAGTTGCTAGACCTAGAATAGTAAGAGAAGTATTATCTGTTAAGTTTAATCAATCTACTTCATCTAACGTACAGAGAACTGGTAGATTAATTACTTTACCTTACACAGAAGTTGCTTTTATTAATCAACCATTTGCTACTAAGTATAGATCTGCTGCGCACGTAGCATTTGCTTGGAATGGTAAGTGTATTCTTATACCATCATATGATAATCACTCAGATATTAATAATACAGGGTCACTAAATATTAGTATTGATAATACTACACCATGGAAAGAATTTGCTCAAAGTCCATTAGGATCTATTTGGGGTGACTGGAGAACAACAACTAATGTAGTTTCAACATCTGTTATATCTGGTAAGCAAAATGTAACTGATCTTACTATCAATGTTGGTTGGAGAAGTAATCATGATCCTGATCAAGCTGTTCTACAATATATGGTAGCTAATTATGGTGAAGCTTCAATTCATGGTCTAAATGTTACTGCAATTCATAGTGGTGGCCAAGTAAATACATACTATTTTGCATAATTAAGGAGATAAATTTTGGCAGCTGTTAATACAACTACAACAGTAACAACAACTACATCAACAAGACTTGGGCAACAGCTAGTTGTAGATTCTCAAGCTAATACTGTATCAGTTGGTGATTTTGTTACTGATGTTTCAATTCAACCTTATATTGCAAATAGAATTGTTTCATTTATAGCATATAATATGAGACCTAATCAAAGAATGCACATATTCTTTGATTCAGTTCTTGTAGATGAATATTGTGCACCTGGTGCACCTGGTGATATTACAATATATAATAATTCAGCTGCTATAGATACATCAGACCCCAACTCAGTACAAAAAACTGGTACTTGGGGTGATGCTATATATTCTGATAGTCAAGGTAGAGTTTTTGGTCAATTTAATATACCTGCAGGTATGTTTAAAACAGGTGATAGAGTTTTAGAAATTACAGACGTAACTAATCTAGCTCAAGGTAATGATGCTATGACAACAGTGTCATCAGCAATATTTACTGCATCTAATCTTAACGTTACCAAGAAAAATGTAACCTTAACAACCGTTAATCCAGAGTTAAGAGTTGTACCAGTTGTAAATACAGTAGTGTCTGTAAACACTGTTGTAACTGCTCAAACATTACCTGATTATTATAATGTTACTGCATATTGGACAGAACCAATTGCACAAGGATTAACTATTAATACACCCAATGGTGAAGCAGGAATATATTGTACTGCTATTGATATCTATTTTAAACAGAAAGCCCAGGTATCCAACAATGGTGTCACAATGTATCTTTGTGAGATCAATAACGGGTACCCTGATGGTAATAATATTCTTCCATTCTCAACAGTACATCTAGATTACAGCCAAATTAGTATTTCAGATGATGCTTCAGTTCCTACTAAATTTACTTTTGAAGCCCCTGTATTCTTAAACAATAACAAAGAATATGCATTTATCGTTAAGCCAGATTCTAACGACCCTGATTACTTCGTTTATGCTGCTAATTTAGGTGATATTGATATTTCAACAGGTATTCAGGTTTACAGTCAGCCTGTTGTAGGTACAGCATTCTATGGTGCTACTATGCAGGAATGGACTGCTCTACAGACTGAATATATCAAATTCAAACTATACAGAGCTAGTTTCTCTCAAACACAAGGTGATGCATACTTTAACAACGCTAATACAGATTACGTAACAATCTATAATGTAGCTTATCAGAACACATCTGCTGGCATGCTTTCTGGTGATTATGTGTATCAATCAACAAACTCAGCTACAAATACTGTTAATACATCTGTATATGGTATGCTTAGATATTATGATAATGTTAAAGAAGTTTTATATATTGAAAATTCTACTGGCAACTTTACTGGTAATACGTTCGTTCAGATTCATAGATTTGCTAACGATTCAGTATCTACACCCAACTCATCCACACTTATAGCTTATGCTAATACTGGGTCTCTATACAATCCTATTGTTGATGCTGTAGTACCTCAGTTTGCTACTCTAACACCTTCTGGCACATCTTTACAATTTAATTATTCTGGTACATCAAATGCTTATACTCTAGATACACAGGAGTTCAAAGTAAACCCTGGTTATGAAGTAGAGTTGTTTGATCAAGAAAGAATAGTAGCTTCAAAGTCAAATGAAGTAGCTAGCATGTCTGGTCAAAAATCATTTACTATGCACTCTAAGCTAAAATCAGATTCAGAATTTGTATCACCAGCTATTGACGTTGTAAGAGATCAACAACTAGTAATTGCTAATCAAATTGACCCTATACAGTTCGTATATGAAGAATTCTATAACACAGGTGTATCAAAATCTAAGTATGTATCTCAAATTATTACGTTAGCAGAAAATCAGGATGCTCAAGATCTGCAAGTTATGCTAACTGCTCATCGTCCCCCTGGTACAGATATACAGGTATGGGTTAAGTTTATAAACAAAGAAGATACCCAACCAATAACACAAAAAACATGGACACCTCTAAGAAATATTTCATATGACTTATACGGCGACCCATCAAATCCTGACGATTTTAGAGAATATACATATGCAGTACCTGAATTTTTCTCAATGATACCTACTACAGGTACTGTAACTGTATCTAATTCAAGTGCTAATATTACAGGTACATCTACATTGTTCGGTACAGATGTAAAAGTTGGATACTATATTAATATGTTTCCTAACTCATCATTTTCCGATACATCAAAACAGATTATTGCAATAGCTAATACAACCCAGCTCACTCTTGAATCACCATTCATAGGTAACTATACAAGCCAACCATATTACATTGTCCCGCCTGTAACAACAGCATGGTCATCAATTAATACTGTTACACAGCTTTCAGGAACTGTTACTACATCCACTACCAATAACGTTATAACAGGTTCAAGTACTAATTTTACAGGAGAATTATTATCTAGCTCCATCATCAGCATTAATGGTGATAAACAAAAAGTAGTAGCAATTGCTAATGCTACATCTCTTACAGTAGGTACTCCATGGTCTTCTGCAGTATCAGGTGCTAATGCATATAACGTTACACCAGCCGGTCTTACATATCTAAATAAGCCTAACAGCTTATATAATACCTTTAAGCAGTTCCAGGTTAAAATAGTTCTCCAGTCTAATGATACTTCTAAAGTACCTATACTAGATGATTTACGTTGTCTCGCACTTCAACTATAAGATTTACTATGGATAAATATATACAAACAGATAGGGAAGGTTTAGTTAAAGATCGCATTAGCGGTGCAATACTAAACGTAGATAATGCAAAGCTCGACGCTTATAAAAAACAGAAGCAACAAGCTGAACAAGCTAGAGCTTCTGTAGAACGTATTGATAGAATGGAAAATGATATAGATCAGATTAAGTCTATGCTTCAAGAATTACTTAAGAAGAGTATAAAAGAATAAATGACTATAAATGTTGCTAATACTGGTTTAACAAATACTTTTGATTATTGGAGAAACAGAACTAACGAGCTAGCTTATGCTATGTCTCAATATGTTGTTACAACTGACTCCAATACAGCAACTGGTAATGCAGCAATTACCGGTACATTTACTGCAGATGCATTAGTAGCTAACACATTAACATTTTCTTCTACTAATGGTTCAATTAACGTTAATATTATAACAACTAGCAATATCAGCACTAATAATCTGACTGTCTCTACTGGTTCGATAGCTAATCTATCAAGCAATATATTTTCTAGCAATACAGGTAATGTAGTTACATTAAGTTCTAATATCATAAACAGTAATACTGCAAATCTAATTGTTATATCTAGTAATAACGGTACGTTTGCGAGCTATGTTACTGTTGGTAATTCTACTGTAAATGCAGTTGTTAACTCAACATCAATCAGAGTTAGCAATTCAACAATAAACATTACTTTAACAAGCCCGACTCTATCACAGAGCTCAAACGGTCAATATTTCTTCAATGCTAACGGTACATGGACGCTTGTACCTGCTAATGGATCTAATACACAAGTTCAGTTTAATGATTCAAACTCATATAATGGCTCAGCTGGGTTCACATTTGATAAGACTTCCAATACAGTAACTGTAGCTAACAGCATCATAATTGGGACTACTCTTAATCAGTATATTACCTTAACAACAACTGGTACTTCTACAGTAGCTCTCGATCAGTTTGCTACAGCATCTTATCGTTCTGCAGAGTACATCATATCAATCAAAGATAATACGTCAAATAACTATCAGCTATCCAAGATACTATTGATACATGATGGTGGTACCAGCTATATAACTGAGTATGGTGCAATATGGACTAATACTAATATTGCAACATTTACAAGTAATATACAATCATCAAATGCTGTATTATATGTAACACCAACACCTACCAACACTACTATCAGAATACAGAAGATTAACATAGCGGTATAAGATGTCATCAAAAGTTAATCTAATAATAGAGCAAGGAACTACGTTTAACACAATAGTACTGTTAAATGATCAAAATGGTGATCCTCTCACTACAACAGGTTATGGCTGTCAAGCTCAATTAAGAAAACATTATCAATCAAGTAATGGTGTACAATTTACAACTAATATCTCTAATGGACAGTTATTATTATCTCTAACAGCTACACAGACAGCTAATATTGTAGGTGGTAGATATGTATATGATGTTGATCTTTCTGATCAATCTAACAATATTATTAGATTAATGGAAGGTATCATAACAGTAACACCAATGGTAACAAGATGGCAATCGCAGTAAAGGTACAAACAGGTATACCTGTAATTACAGTTAAACAAATCAATACAGGGTTGCAAGCAACTAACCCTGTTACTGTTGCTACATCTCTAACTACAGCTTTAGGTGTTAATAAGTTAGAAAACTTAGCTGACGTCGATGCATCAAATAAACAAGACGGTGATGCTTTAATATACCATGCCAATACCCATAATTATGTTGTTGAAAAAGTAAATTTAGGTAACGCTGTAGGCAACCTCGATGGAGGTGTTTTTTAATATAAATAAAAATAAAACTATTGAAGGTTATAAATGGCTAATTTAATTCAGATTCGCAGATCACTTAGTACTGCAACACCCTCTTCACTAGCTAATGGTGAGTTAGCTTTTACTGCTAACGGTAACGTACTATATATTGGATCACCAAATGGGTCTATTGTTGCTATTGGTGGATATAGAAACCCTGGTGTTCTAACAGCCAATCAAGCTCTGGTAGCTAACTCTACTGGCTACTTAGATGTTGTTAAGGCTGCTAATTTAGTAGTTACAGCTATTAATGCTAACGGATCCTATGGTTCAAATGGGCAAGTACTTGTAACTAATGGTACTGCTATATTCTGGGGTACTGGTACATCAGGTACAAATACTCAAGTACAGTTTAATGATTCTGGTGTTGCTAACGGTACTGCTGGATTTACATTTGATAAGACTACCAACACTCTATCTATCTCAAATACTATCACTATTGGCTCAGGTTCATTAACCAGTACTAATTTTTCTGGGACAGCAAATAATGCTAATAACCTAGGTGGTGTAGCAGCTTCTTCGTATGCTACTAAGACTTATGCAGATACAGCTGCAGGTACTGCTTATTCCAACGCTGTAACATATGCTGGTACAATATCAGGAACTGCATATTCCAATGCAATGTCTGATACATTATCAAGAAGCGGTACTTATACTGGAAATAATACTTTCCAAGGAACAACCACTACATTTAACTCTAATCTTAACATCGTATCAGCTAATATTTCAGCAGTAAGCGCTAACTTTACTGTTAATAATGCTACTATCACAAATAACTTAACAGTATCTGGAAACACTACATTAGGTGATACTTCTAGTGATATTATTAATGTTAATGGTATAGTTACTGGCAACGTTAATCCATCAGCTAACGTTACTTATTATCTAGGTAATAATACATCCAGATGGCTTGAAGTACACGCTGCTAATGTTCACTCAGTAAGAGGTTATTTCGACGGTGACGTCCAAATTAGCGGTTCATTAACTGTTTCAGGTAACGTTACAACTACTAACGTTCAGTCTATAGTTGTTTCTGACCCATTAATCTATCTTGCTGGTAATAATTATTCTTCTGACCTTGTAGATATAGGTTTTGCTGGCAACTATTCTCCAGATGGCGGTACTACACAAAGACATACAGGTCTTTTTCGCAAAGCTTCAACAGATCAATTTTATTTATTTAAAAACTTAACACAAGAGCTATCAGGTAACAACACTGTTAATATTGCTGATCCATCATTCGTACTAGCTGATATTAATGCTCGTATTATTTCTGGTGGTTTAATTTCTAATAGTACAACAGTAGCAATTACTGCTAACTCAACTGTTAACGTAGCAATTACAGCTAATACATTAACCCTATCATCACCTCTAGCAGGGACATCAGGTGGTACAGGTTTATCATCATATACCAATCAGGATATTCTAGTAGCCAATTCTACAAACGGATTTAGTAAACTATCATTAGGTACAGCAGGATATGTGTTGCAATCTAACGGTTCAGCTATAGTTTATGATGTGCTTGATGGAGGATCTTTCTAGCACACTTGCTTGTTGAAGCTAAATACAATCTCATTCACCACATAGTGATTATATCAATGTCTTAAAAATAGTGCAACTGAAAAGTGAGGATATTATGGAAGAAGTAAACCAACAAGAGCAGACTGATAATGTTACATTACTATACATACAGAAACAAGAACAGCTCGTTCTCGAGTATGTTAGACGCTCATTAGATTATGAGATTAAAATGCATATGTTAAATGAGCGAGTTGCCAATTTAAATAAAAAAATAAATGAGCTTGATAACATAATTCAAACCCAATCCAATATTATATCTCAAGCAACCAATTCAATTGAATCATTAACACGTGAAAAAGAAGATCTAAATAAGTACCCTCAAAGAATTCGTGATCTTGAACAGCAGCTATATAGCTGTAATAATGATTTAACCAAGATGCATGAGCAACTTATTACTGAACAAAAACGTTCACGTGATTTACAAACCGAAATAAATAGACAAAATGAAGAGTTATCTAAGCTACATAGTGATGGTAAATCTTCTAAAAAAGCAAAAAAACAAGAATTACTACAGGGGGTAGATAGTTCTTTCTAGTATATACTAGATTGAAAGGAGCCAATATTGGCAAATACAACGTTTAAGTTACGAAGATCTTCTGTTTCAGGTAAATCACCTAATACTTCTACATTAAGTATAGGTGAATTAGCAATAAATCTAACAGATCGTAAGTTATATTCTTCAGACGGTACTAATATATTTGAAACAGGAAGTAATTTAACATCACTTGCTGTTTTTTCTTCTATTGTTATTGGTAATTCAACAGTTAATACTACTGTCAATTCAACAGCATTCTCTGGTACATCAAATGCAGCAACATATGTAATAGCTAATTCAGGTATTACTAGTAATGCATCTGGTGTGTTTGTAACACAAGGAACTGGTGTTGTAGTTAATGCTACTGGTGTTCATGTAAACTCAGCTTATATTAACACAATCAGTTCTAACTTAGCATATTATGTTATTGCTAATACTGGTATAGTATCTAATTCCACTGGTGTTTTTGTAAACTCAGCTTACATTAATACAATTAGTTCTAATAATTCAGCATACCTAGGTGGATTAGCAGCTAGTAATTATGCAAATACTTCTGCTCCATTAATAACTACATCAATAACAGTTGGTAATTCTACTGTTAATGCTACTATTAATTCTACATCTTTCTCTGGTACTTCTAGTAATGCTACTAATTTAAATAGTCAGCCTGGATCTTATTATACTAATGCTACTAATATAACTACTGGTACATTACCTTATGCTCAATTAGGAACTAATGTTGTTAATACAACATCTAATTTTACAATTACTGGAATATATACACATAGTGCAAATATAGTAGTAGGTAATTCTACTGTTAATGCTACTATGTTTGCTAACTCTACTAATGTTTATTTTACTGGTATTAGTAGTTTTTCAAATTTAGCTTCCTATGTAGTAGCTAATAACGGCATTACATCTAATGCTTCTGGAGTGTTTGTAACACAAGGAACTGGTGTTGTAGTTAATGCTACTGGTGTTCATGTAAACTCAGCTTATATTAATACTATATCATCTAATGCAGCAGTTTTCCTTACAGGAAATGCTATAACAACAAATTCAACAGCATTAATTATAACTAATACTGCTGGTGTATATGCTAATGGTTCTTTAGGTACATCTGGACAAATATTAACATCAAATGGTTCTACTGTTTATTGGACTACTGGTGTAACTCAAACAGCCAAGATATATTCAAAAACAACAGCTTCAGCAGGTCAAAATACATTCACAACATCTTCTGCCTTTACTTCAGGTGCTATTGATGTTTATGTTAATGGTGTTCACTTAGCTAATTCTGACTATACAGAAGTTAATACAACAACAGTACAATTAGCAGTCAATTGTACTTCTGGACAAATAGTAGAAATTTCTGGTTATGCTCCACAATCTGTAGTTGGTAATGTTAACTTTACTGCTGCTGTTAATAGTTTTACAGGAGATGGAGCTCAAACAGCATTTGGATTAACAACTGCTAATGTTTCTACTCAGTCAGCATTTGTGTTTATTAATGGTATTTTACAAAACCCATCTAATGCTTATAGTATTTCTGCTAACGTAATAACTTTCACTGCAGCTCCTTCAAATAATGATTTAGTAGAAGTTAGAATACCTCAACTTGTAAATGCAAATACAAGTACTACTAACGTAACTGCTGTTGTTGGTAATAATACTGTTCAGTTTACTAATACAGCATATATGGTATCTAATAATCAAACAGTTAATGCTATATCACAAACTGTAATAGATTCTTATGATGCTACTCTATACAGAACTGCTAAATACTTAGTACAAGTTACAGATAATGTAGCCAACAACTATCAATGTGATGAAGTTATGCTTACTCATGATGGTGCAACTAGTTACATATCAGTATATGGTGAAATTGCTACAAACACAATAATAGCAACATTTGATACTAGTTATGTTAGTAACAATGTTAGATTATTATTAACATCAACATCTGCAAATACAACCACAAAAGTTTTAAGGACAATGCTAACGGTCTAATATGTCATTAACAAAAGTAAAAGATACTAATTTAGACTTATCAGCAAATACTGCTTCTATTACAGTTGGTAATTCTTCTGTAAATGTAAGTATCAATACAACATCTATTTCTATAAATAGTGTTAGTGTTCCTACTATAACAACAGTTATTGCTTACAATTTGGCTTTTTAAATGAAACAATTATTAAATTTTGCACCTCAGTTCAACCCTACAAATAAAACACTAGATTTTAGTGCTTTATCTAATTTTGATATTAATAAATTATATGCTGTTATTAATGTAACTAGAAATCAAATAATTTATGCTCCTGGAGCACCTAATTTAGGTCTTTCAAGTTTATCAGGATCAATTATTACATTATCATATGATACATCATCTTACAGCTCTTCTGATATATTAAATGTGTATTATGATACTGCTACTGGATATGAATCCAATACACCTATGGAATTTGGTGGTCAATTACAAATGATGCAGGAAACATTAAGTCAAATTCTTGTTGAGCTAAAAGTTATGAATTATTTGCAATCAGAAGCATTTTCAAGAACTATAAGTATCAGAACAGAAGAACTACAACAATTACGTGATGATATAAATAACATTAACAACACAATTTCAACTTCACAATAAGAGGTAATAATGATTATACAAGGACAGGTTGGACAACCTACAATTTCTACTTTATCAGCAGGAACAACACCACCTGTACGTCAAGGACAACTTGGTGATGTGATTGTTTCTGAACTACACGGTAGATATTACGAAACTGCATATCGTCGTAATATGTACACAGCAACATTAACTGCTGGTACAACAACATCAGCTGCATTATCAACAACCTTTACAGGATTACTTTTATTAAATCCTAACAACTCTCAGGTTAACATTGTTGTTAATAAGGTTGGATTTTCATTCTTAGTAGCATTTACTGCTGCAGCTGCTATTGGATTGCAAACAGGTAACCAGTCAACTGCTTTATTATCAGGTTTAACAACAACAAACACTTCTGTAAGACCTAACTATGTTGGTGCAGGTATTGGTACTGGATTAACATATTCAGCTGCAACTACAACAGGTCCGGTTTTACAGCAATTATTTGGTGCTGGTTTAACAGGTGCTATTACAACAACCCCACAGGTATTTTCATACTTTGATCTTGAAGGAAGTTTAATTCTTCCTCCTGGTGCATGGGTAGGCTCATATACATCCACTGCATCTGGTTCTTCTGGTATGTTTATGACAATTCAATACGAAGAAATTCCTCTCTAATCTAGGAGAGTAGATGTCTAAGAATACAGACTTAGCAGGATATGATACTAGTTTACCAGTGGCAAACTTAACTGCCACTGGTATTATTATTGAAAAACATTATAATTATTAAATATCCTAAATAATAAAAAAGCAATCTTAGGGATAGGGAACTAGATGGCCAATACTCAATTTTATGCTAGACATGGTATACAGACTCCTGGTAACGTAACTATAACAGGTACTCAGTTATCAGTAGGTAACTCAACTGTTAATACAACAATAAATAGTACTAGTTTATCAACAGCAGCTATAACATCAAACAGCACTCAAGTAAATCTTCTAGGTGCAGTGAGCTTAGCAGGTGCTAATGTATTAAGTCAAACACTAACTGATGGTGCTACTATATCATGGAATACTGCTAATGGTCAAGTAGCTACTGTTACCCTTGGTGGAAACAGAACATTTAGTGGACCAACAAATCTCAAAGTTGGTACATATGTATTGAACATAGTACAAGATGCAACTGGAAGTAGAACAGGTGATTTCTCTAATACTATTTTTAAATTTCCAGGTGGTATTAAACCAGTATTAACAACTACTGCTAGTGCTAGAGATATTATATTCTTTTATTCTGATGGTACAAATATGTATGGTTCATTTCTACCGGACGTAAAATAATGTTATTTTTACCAAGACCTACTAGAATAGTCAATATACAAGCTTCAAATAATGTAAATTTGTATACAAGTGCAAATTCACCTACATTTCCACTTAACCTAATTTGCTTTATTAATGCTAATGTAGGTTCAAATAGTGCTTCCACACCAGCATTTCAAATAGGTACTGGTTATATAGGTGGTTCATTATTATATATTAAAAATAATGCAACTATTACAGGTGCTACTGGTACAACTGGTGCTACAGGTACACCAGGAGCTAACGGTGCAGGTGGTACTGGTGCTACTAACGCTGGTACTTCTCCAAACGCTAGTGGTTCAGCAGGTTCCCCTGGTGCTAAAGGTGGGACAGGCAATACTGGTGGAACAGGTGGAACAGCTTTCAATATTAATACAAACAGTAACGTTAAATTATATTTTGATAATACAGGTTCTACATTAACTGGAGGAACAGGAGGTCCAGGTGGGGCAGGTGGCCCTGGTGGAACAGGTGGTGGAGGTGGTGCCGGAACTCAAGGAGCTACAGGAGCCACTGGTGCTACTGGTGCCACTGGTGCTACTGGTGCCCAAGGCATCCAAGGAAATACTGGTGCCACTGGTGCTACTGGTGCCCAAGGCATCCAAGGAAATACTGGAGCAACTG